CCATAAAGCCTCAATTATGTATTGGAAATTTTATTATCAATTTCTTTTATTCTGTTTAGTATATCATAAATATCGTTTTGAGCAGTGCTGTTTTCCGCAGGTGTAAAGCTTTCTTCATCAAATTGCTCTGGATCTATTCCTAAAATTGACAATCTTAAAATTAAAGATTTTTCTAACTCAGATTTGACTAAACTATAAGCTTCTTTTATTTCCTCAGAAGATAAATTAAATTTCATATTTATGCTTCTAAAATTGATATTTCTTTTTGGATCATAGCCAAAGCATCTATGGATACCTTTAAGCGTTGATGTAGATCTATGGTAGTCAAGTCTGCAGGATCTATTGAAGAATCTTCTTCAAAAGTATCTTCGTCAAACGTTGCTGGATCAATTGCTAATTTTATAAGAATCTCATAAATATCTTTTTCATATTTTGGAATATTTTCTTCTAAAATTTCTATTTTTGTGATTTTATCTATATTATTAAAGATCATAACCGTTCCTTTGAATTTTGGACATATGTTACCTATAGTACCAATTTTTTTATAGATTTACTATTTTAAGACAATATCTTAATTTGGCTCATTAAGCTTTAGGAGGCCATCATGCTTTGGGCCAATTTGATTCCCATTTTCGTCTAGGCCACTTCTAATCCCATTCATCCAAGTCCAAGGTTGCTCATGAAGCTTCTTCATTTTTGCGTCCCCGTATGATTGACGTTTAGCCATTAATTCTGGTTTATCCCAAAGATTTTCGACTACTACCTCTGTATTTTCTAAAAGATCATTCCTATAGACATTAAAAAACATAAATGGCATTCCGGCTTCAAATCTGACCGGTTCTCCAATTTTGGTAATTTTCCAGTTCATATTAAATTCATCTGGCCACCAAGAACTTGGTATAGTGGCGGATAGGGGTGCTGCGCCATCTACAAAATAGTTTGGAGATCCAGTTATCCAGGTGTCATATCCTTCTTCGGTATTAATAGCCCATCCTGTGGCGAAAGACATGATGCCAATTATGGAAGGAATTACAACGGGTCTACCGTCTAAGAATTCTCCTTCTAAAACTCTAGGAGTTGTATTGCCACCATCCCATTGGACTACAACATCTTGCTGCAGAACAAGCTCCCAGCCATTGACATTTGCTGCAGACATTGGCAAGCACTTGTAGGCATGTTTATTGTAAGTCTCGTCCATCCAATCTCGCTTGAGTCTAGACTGCTGTATTTTAGGTGGGTTTTGGTGGGTTTTAGTTAATGTTATTTTCGTCATATTCTTCTTGGATAAAATCTTCTATTGCTTTTTTGATATTCTTCAATGCCTCTTCTGGAGATACATCCCTATTGCCACTACTGTAAGCCATGTCCAATAAGTCTGAATTACAAAATCTAATGTATCTAGAACCATCTCTGGATACAATAAATTTTTCAAAATTTCCATGAATTAAATCACTAGTTTTTTGTAGTTCCTTAAAAAGTGGATGCATCTCACCTTTTGGTTCATAAAAATCAATGTCGGTTTTATCGTGTTCTTCTCTTAGTCTCTTGTAGGCTTCTTTGTCTTGGTTTGGGTCTAAAATATTGACCATTTCAGAAAATGGAAGATCTGTATTATAAAGATTTTTCATGTGATCTCTCATACTCTCAGCACTAGTGTTAGAGTCTGCAAATTCGCCGTAAGCGTCTTGGCAAAAATCTGTGCTTGGCAGTGCTAGGACTTCAAAGCCTAAGTGCTTGTATTGATTATATATGTCTTGGATGATCGTGTATTGAGGAGAGTTTGCGCATTCTCCAGTTACATTGAATAACATAGAAACTTTTCCCTTTAAGTTTTTGAGGACGTCATCTTGTCCATCTATGGATCTTAACGAAAAGTCATATATGTTATTGTCTACGTATTCTACAATTGATCCCAGGGGATTGTTTTCCACTTTAATCAGCCTTTGATAGTGTTGGCAGCGGTGCCATTTCGACTGATGTAGAAGCTGCAGCTGCTTGTCCAATTTCATTATAATTGTACATTGTTACAGCACTATACTTGATGCCCTTTGTTACCGGTTGGGATCCATGAGCGTAAATATAAGTTGAAGGAAAAAATATAACATCTCCTTTTTGAGCCTTAAATTTTAAGTTAAGATAAGGGAACCAAAGCTCTCCCCCTTCGTAATCATCGTTGAAGAATCCTACTGACGAAAGTGTACAGAAGTAAGAAAAACCAGAATCTGTATGGACTTGGAAATGTTGGCCTTCTCCATATTTTATGAAATTAATTGCTTCCATAAATTCCATTTTAAAATTATATCTTTTTTCATAATCTGTTAAGCATGAAGTTAGTATAGAATTATAATCATCATAAACGTTTTTAATTTCAGATAATTCTGCTGGAAGGTGTGGCCAATGTTTTGGTCCTATTTTAAGATCATAACAATCTCTGTACTCTGGCATTTTTTCGTTATATCCAACCATAGCCTCATTCCACTTAAAATATTCATGATTGCTGTTTTCTAGAGTAGATTCAAGTCTTTGTGGGATAGTCATTTCCTCTGGTATAGCATCTCTATAAAGGATTATTCCTAATTTTGGTTCTTCTATGTTAAAAATTTCCAATTCAATCTCCAATTTTTGGCTAGTTAGCTAGCAGATATAATGATATACTTTATCATAGGTTCTAGTAAATAGTCAAGCCGATCCGATAAGTAAGGTATATAATATGGAACAGTCACTCGTTAAACCAGGTCACTTTGGAAAATCTGTTGACAATATAAAGATAATTAAAAATTTTGTAGAAATAGATGATCTTAAAGTTATCCAAAAGTTTATTCCAACTATCAACGAATGGATGGACGCCGGAGAAAATCAATATGCTGAAGACGGGACGTGTACCTACGACTCAGCCTATTGGGCTGATAGACAATGCAGTTGGGATATTTTAGAGCGAATTAATATAGATGTGTTTAACATGGTAGATAAATATATTCAAAAGATGAAAGTTTACTTAGAAGACTGTTTCAATGTCAAACTTTCTACTAGGCCACCAGTGATTATTAAGTGGAGACCCGGCATGGAGCAAAGACCTCACGCCGACAAACAGATGAATGATGGAAGACCTAATCCATTCCCAACATATGATATAAATTCTTTAATTTATTATAACGATAATTTTGAGGGTGGGGAGTTATATTATCCAGACTATGATCTAACAGTTAAGCCCGAACCAGGTTTGGCGGTAGCTCACCCGGGAGACATAAACTACCTTCATGGTGTAAAGCCAATTATATCTGGAGAAAGATACACCACACCATCTTTTTATACTATTACTGAGTTGAAATAAAATGAATAATATAATAAAAAATTCTTCTTTAAAAGATATTGAATTTAATATAGATAAATATATAAAGTTATTCTTAGAAAATGGTTTACTTATATTTCCTAAAGTAAACTTAAACGACGAAGAACATTATCAACTAATGCAGCTTTTTGGACATGAGTTAAATTGGGGATATATTGCTCAATCTTTTCCAGAAGATCATTCTGTAACATTTGAGATGATCAAGCAAGAAGTAGATCCTGGATACGTTGAAGTGATCAATGAAAGTGGTCATGATTTATTTATAAACTGGCACCTAGAACACGTGGAAAGAGTTAGGCCTCAAGTAGCAGCCTCGTGGAGAATGGATAAATTTACTTGCTCAAATGAATTTGGGGCAACTGGCTTTATCGATGCGTCTGCCTTGTATGACAGATTAAAAGATGAATGGAAACAATTTTTAAACAATTCTTTTGTAAAAAACCCATCTGGCTTAAATATAGAAAGACCTTGTGTTATTTCTCATTTAAACAGTGGTAAAAAAATATTAAGATTACACCCTTACAGTAATGGAGAAATTCTTTGCAGAGTTGGCTTAAATGAACCTTCTGATTCAGATATGAGATTATACCAAGAGATTACTGAATGGGTTTTTAATCAAATCGTAGAAAAAGAACAAGATGCTTTTTGGTGGAATTGGAGTGAAGGAGATTTACTGTTAATAGATTTATCTACTACGATCCATGCTGTTACGGGCGGGTTTTTGCCTGAAGAAAGATCCTTTACTAGACATTGGGCATATCACCTTAAGGAAGATTACGATCTATATAATAATCCTATTTACAGTAAAGGTGGTCACGATGGACAAAATACATATTACTAAAAATATTATAGATAAAAAAGATTTAGAACAAATTATACTTTATTTAAAAAATACACCAGTTATGATTGATGAATCTGGATATTCGCCATTTGGTGTTTATGCCGGGAATGGCAGTCCTGTTCTTCCTGAACTTCTTGGTAAATACTATGATAAAATAAAAAGAATTATTGAAACTTCTTTTAATTGTAAAGTTTATGACGAAGGCGTAACTAGTATAGTTGAGATGAAAACCGGGGATTCAATGCCAGTTCACCTAGATCATGGATCTGCTCAAAATGAAAGTGTTGGACTCAAGACTGGTGCTGGATACCCATCGAGAGACCTTAGTTCAGTACTCTACTATAATGATGATTATGAAGGTGGAGAAATTTACTTCCCTGAACAAGATTTATTAGTTAAACCAGAACCTGGAATGTTCATATGCTTTCCAGCTAAAGATGGATTCCCACATCAAGTCAAGGAAATTAAGAGCGGATACCGTTGGTGCTCTACTAACTTTTGGTGCATTAAGAAAGACTAGGCTCTCAAGTCTCCAAGTGCTACCCAAGTATTTTCAGCTCTTTTTATTAAGGTAACTGAAGACCACTGTGCTCTTAAGATCAGGCCAGGGGTAGCGTTGATTGTTACGCCGCCTGTTGCTGTTATAGTGGTTGCTCCTGCTCCTGTTTGTAATATTGTAATTTGAGTTCCAATTGGGAAAGCTACAGAAGAGTTTAATGGAACAGTTAGAGTGTTAGCTGAAGCATTGCTTATTTCTACAAGTTTATCCTTATCGGCTAATACAAGAGTATAACTAGCTACCTGGGCATTCGTGATCACATTGGATGATGCAAAGTCCAAAGATATTGTTCCATTGCCTACTTTCAATTTTTTATTGGTAGAATCCCAAGATAGTCTAGCATCTGTAGTAGAAGAAGATGTCGACAAGGTTAGGGTAGGGCTATTGGTTACTGGGCTAGTAAAAGTTTTATTGGTAAATGTTTCTGTTCCGTCAAGAGTTGCAAGAGTTCCTGTAGTTGGCAACGTTAAAGATGTTGTAGCAGTTGCTGTAAGAGTGGTGGTGAATGCTCCAGATGTTGTAAAGTTTCCACCAAGTGTAATAGTGGAGGCACCATTGTTTACGCCGGTGCCACCATACGTCGATCCAATTAATGTTCCATTCCAAACACCAGTAGCTATCGTGCCTAGTGATGTAAGTGAAGAGCCAGTAACTCCAGAACCAAGTGTAGTGGCATTGAGAACTGATGTCCCATTAATTTTATAGACCTTACCTGTGAGTAAGTTAAAATCTTCAGATGAAGTCCAGGCGTCAGTTGCATCAACCCAACTAAGTGTTTTGTCCGTAGTGCCTTTGAGAGTGATACCGCCGCCATCAGCTGTTACGTCTGTAGGAGAAGCTACTGACCCAAGTTCAATATTTTTATCATCAACAGTAAGTGTTGTTGAATTAATTGTAGTTGTCGTGCCATTAACTGTAAGATCACCAGAAATCGTAATGTCTGCCGCAGCAAGTGTTCCAGTAAATGTTGGAGAAGCAAGGTTTGCCTTTAAGTCAAGAGCGGTTTGTTGAGCCGTTGAAACTGGCTTTGCAGTGTCTGCAGTATTGTCTACAGAACCAAGGCCAACATCTGCTTTAGCAATCCCAGTTGGAGTATTTATAACTGGTGACGTAAGTGTTTTATTGGTAAGTGTTTGAGTGTTTGTGGTCCCAACTACTGCGCCAGTAGCACCATGTGCTTCTGTTAAATTTGCGTGAGTTGTAAGATCTGAAACTAAAGCAACTGTGCCGGTAAGATCAGGAAATGTAATTGTCCTGTCTGCGGTTGGGTCAGTGACAGCAATAGTTGTTTCAAAATCGTTTGCCGTTGCACCTTCAAGAACAATACTTGCGCCATTAATAGTAAGGCCTGCAAATGTTGGAGAGTCACTAGTTGCTACAGATTGACCGATGGCGACAGTTGGGGTAGCGGTTTCGCCAGAGTTATTCGCAAGAGTTACGCCTGTTCCAGCGACAAGTGATGAAACATAGTCTCCAGTAGTCTTTGTCCCAAGGGCCACTGTGTTGTCTGGAAGTGTTACCGTTCCAGTAAATGTTGGACTGGCAAGTGGTGATTTCAAATCCATTTGCGTTTGAATTGCGGAGGTAACACCATCTAAGTAACCAATTTCTGTGTCTGTTACGTTTGTGACTCGTGCTTGAATTACAGTAGTGTCAACAGTAACTGTTGGCGTTGCTCCCTCGCCTGAGTTATTGGAAAGAGTTATGCCAGTTCCAGCAACAAGTGAACCAACGTAGTCCCCAACTGTGTCGGTAGACAAATTAACTGCATCGTTAATCCATGCTGAGCCATTCCAACGAAGGAAATCTCCGTTAGCAGCAGATGTTATAGTCACGTCTCCAAGATCATTTAAATTAGATCCCGATATATCTCCAGAAAAATATGTAAGAGAGTTCCAAGCAGTTGACCCAGTTCCAATTTTTAACTTTTTAGTATCAGTTTCAAAACCACATTCACCAACAGCAAGTGTGGGGTTTACTGATGTCCAAGATGCTGCTAAGCCTCTTTTGAATTGAATAGTTGCTGCCATTAAATTTCCCCGCCATCGTACAAGATTACTATAGTATTAGTAACTTCAGCTTCTAATAAAACATCTATTGGAGTTCCCGCATTTATATTCCCACCAACACTTATTCCTGAACTTTGATCTAATGAAAATTGTTTTATTGAGTTAGATCCATTTTTATAAAATAATTTTTCATCTGCATAATTTATTGCCAACTCACCATATTCTAGTGACGCTGGGCTACTAGTGGATGTTCCAGAATTTTTTAGTTTAATAACATTAGCCATTGAATAACTCTTTATTTAAATGCAGGAGGGAAGTAAGGGGGGAAGTACGGGGGGAAGTACGGG